TTTCAATCCCCTTTTTACGGCGGAATAGCGCCTTTCATGTTCGGAGCTTAGAGAATGTCTAATCGATACAACCTTGGTTTTTTCAAGGCAACTGCAAAGAAGTTTGCTATCGGTGGCGTGGCGAAGAAGACAAAGAAAGAGAAAGCGAAGGACGAGAAGCGTAAAAAAGCCAAGTTCATAGACGCATCTCTTACCCGTCCACTTAAAGGTGGCGACGTTGGGAAAAAGGCCGGTGGGAAATATATTGAACTAGAAGACTATTACGCAGAACTCCCCGCTCATGGGACGGAAGAGATGTATCTCTCCAGTGAGAAAAAGGGCATTCCCAAGGGCGGTCCTCGAAAACGTAAATAGTCATGGACGGAATCGACCTCTCCCTTTTACCGGACGATACAGCGAGAGAGCTGCTGCATCTGACTGATCAACTCGACAAGATCGATCAGCGGGAGAAGGCACAAGGTCGCTTCATGGACTTCGCCAAGGCCGTATATCCGAATTTCATCGAAGGTCGGCATCACCGAATCTTCGCTAAAAAGCTGGAGGGGATAAAGAACGGGACTATAAAGAGGCTTATAGTCAATATGCCGCCACGTCACTCCAAATCAGAATTCGCCTCCTATCTGTTCCCGTCATGGATCCTCGGTCACAAACCGGACCTGAAAATCATCCAGACGACTCACACCGGAGAACTTGCCGTTCGCTTTGGACGTAAGATGAAAAATCTTATCGACTCTGAAGATTACGCGGGTATATTTCCGGAGACTAAGTTGAGAGCAGATTCCAAAGCCGCAGGTAGATGGGAAACCGATGCCGGAGGCGAATATTATGCAGCGGGTGTGGGCGGTGCAATCACTGGCCGTGGCGCAGACCTGCTAATCATTGACGATCCTCACTCAGAGCAGGATGCACTGTCAGAGACGGCTTTTGAGAATGCGTGGGAGTGGTATACCTCTGGCCCTCGCCAGCGTCTCCAACCGGGTGGGGCGATCGTCATTGTCATGACACGTTGGTCGACAAAGGACCTGACAGGTCAGGTATTGAAGGCGCAGGCCGCTGACCCGAAGGCTGACAGGTGGGAAGTTGTAGAGTTTCCGGCAATTATGCCGGAGTCGAACAAGCCCCTATGGCCTGAGTTCTGGAAGCTCAAGGAGCTCGAGAGCGTAAAGGCATCACTGTCGGTTGCCAAGTGGAATGCGCAATGGCTGCAGCAACCCACCTCGGAAGAGGGGTCAATCCTGAAGCGCGATTGGTGGAATGTCTGGGAAGATATGGACAGGATGCCCAATGTGTCGTATGTTCTACAGAGCTACGATACTGCGTTCTCCAAGAAGGAGTCTGCTGATTTCTCGGCAATTACAACATGGGGTGTTTTCCATCCGCAAGAATATGGACACCCACATCTGATACTATTAGACTCGAAAAAGGGGCGGTGGGAGTTTCCGGAGTTGAAGAGAGAGGCATTTGACCAGTACCAGTACTGGGAACCAGAGATGGTGCTGATTGAGGCGAAGGCATCAGGCATGCCTTTGACCTATGAGCTGCGACAAATGGGGATACCCGTAACCAATTACACACCTACCCGAGGCAATGACAAGCACTCGAGAGTAAATGCATGCGCTCCTGTGTTTGAGAGCGGGATGGTTTGGGCTCCTGAGACCAAGTGGGCGGAGGAGGTTATCGAGGAGTGTGCAGCCTTCCCCTATGGAGACCATGACGATCTGGTTGATTCGACTACACAGGCTATACTGCGCTTTAGGCAAGGTGGGTTTGTTACGACAGCCGACGATTATGAAGACGATTATGAACGCACAAAAAGACGTGCGTATTACTAGGACTAAATTATGCCAGTAGAAAACCCAATTGAGATGATGGGAAACGAGGAGTTCGATATAGAGATCGAAGAGAACCCTCAGGAGACAGAGATCGGAGAGGAGACTCTACTGGATCAGATGCGAGGTGACGGTAGCGTCGCTATCCTCCCCGGTGATGACGGCGGGGTGGATGTGGACTTCGATCCACAAACCCAAATGGATCAGGAGGCGATGGAACACGGCGCTAATCTTGCAGACCATGTCGATGAATTCGAAATGGCAAGGATCGCTTCTGATCTGATCGCTGGCTATGAGGGTGATACGACCTCCAGAGAGGAGTGGGAACAGGGGTATACCAAGGGGTTGGATCTGCTTGGGTTCAAGTATGAGGAGCGTACAGAGCCGTTTGAGGGCGCTTCTGGCGTAACCCACCCTCTATTGGCAGAAGCCGTTACCCAATTTCAGGCGCAGGCGTATAAAGAGCTTCTCCCTGCAGGCGGTCCAGTGCGTTGCGATGTGTTGGGGCTGAAGACCCCGGAGAAGACAGCACAGGCGAATCGTGTAAAAGAGTACATGAACTACCAGATCAACCACGTAATGGAGGAGTACGATCCTGAGACGGATCAGATGTTATTCCATCTTCCACTGGCAGGATCTGCGTTTAAGAAGGTCTACTATGACGGCACAATGGAGCGAGCGGTATCGAAGTTCGTCCCGGTAGAGGAGTTGGTTGTCCCTTATACGGCAACAGATATGAAGTCGTGTGAGCGTGTTACCCACGTCCTGCACCGTAATGACAATGAAATGAATCAGTTCAAGGCGATGGGCTTTTACCGCGACTTGGATATTCGTGCAGGCTCGCCTAGTTCGGATGACATCTCAGATAAGAAAGACAGTATTACAGGAGTCTCTCCTTCCGGAACAGAGGAAGAGTTCACTATTCTGGAGATGCATGTACTCCTAGACCTTCCGGGGTTTGAGGATGGCGGGGAAGAGCCAACGGGTATCGCACTGCCTTACATCGTCTCTATCGACGAAGCAAGCGGAGAGGTCCTATCCATCTACCGCAATTGGGACGAAGGTGATGAGAGTCGTGCGCCTACCCAGTACTTCGTCCACTACAAGTTCTTACCCGGGCTCGGCTTCTACGGTCATGGTCTGGTACATATGATCGGTGGCTTGTCTCGATCGGCGACCTCCCTACTTCGCCAATTAATTGACGCAGGCACATTCTCGAATCTACCAGCGGGGTTCAAGGCACGCGGGATTCGAATCTCAGACGACGATGTACCCCTCCAGCCGGGTGAGTTCAGGGACATGGATGCCCCCGGAGGTAATCTCCGTGAAGCAATCATGCCCCTACCTTACAAGGAACCTTCCTCTACCCTAGCTCAGTTGATGGGCTTCATGGTTCAGGCAGGTCAACGCTTCGCTTCTATCGCAGATATGCAGGTCGGTGAGGGGAACCAGAACTCCCCTGTAGGCACAACCATGGCAATGATGGAGCGTGGAACGAAGGTAATGAGCGCCATCCACAAGCGTCTACACCTTGCTCAGAAAGGCGAGTTCAAGATGCTCGCTAAAATTTTCAAGGATACGATGGGGCAGCAGGGGTATCCATACGAGGTCAAGGGTGAAAGCCAAATCATGGCACAGGACTTTGATGAGCGTGTAGACATTATCCCTGTCTCTGATCCGAACATCTTCTCCATGGCGCAACGTGTGACTTTGGCACAAACACAACTGCAACTGGCGCAGAGCAACCCACAAATGCACAATGTTCATGAGGCATTCAGGAGAATGTATGACGCACTCGGCGTATCTAACGTCGATACACTATTGCCAGAGCCTCCTAAACCACAACCTGTAGATCCTGCGCAGGAGAATGCCAAGGCACTCATGGGACAACCATTGCAGGCATTCCCGGGACAGAATCACGACGCGCATATACAGGCGCACATTGCAATGATGGGCATCCCTGTAGCACAGGCAGTGCCTCAGGTCATGGCGATTCTTATGGGCGACGTGATGGCTCATATAGGGTTTAAGGCAAGAGAGAAAGCCGAAGCGGAGATGCAAGCTCAACAACAGCAACCTCAGCAACCTCAGCAACCTCAGCAACCTCAGATGCAACAGCCACAACAATTCCAAGAGGGTGGGCAGGTAGTACCTATTCAGCCCGGACAGCCTGATCAGCAGATGCAAGAGCAGATGAAAGCCCAGATGGAGGCCAAGGTTGCTCAGTATACTCAGGAAATGATCATGGAAGTCATGGATCAACTTACCCCGCAGCAGCAGGGCGATCCACTTGTTATGCTCAGAGCCAAGGAGCTGGAGATCAAGGAGAAAGACCTTGATCGTAAGGAAAGAGAATTCAACGCCAAGCAGATGCAGGCGCAAACTCAACACGAAGATAAGATCGATATGGATAAAGAACGTATCGAATCCTCTGAAGATATTGCTCAACTTCGTGCCAACATTGCTATAGAGAAAATGGAGCAAGCCAACAAGGGGAGTCAAGGTGGCTATTAGCCGATCCTCAATGCCTCAAACCACGCGGAAAAAACCGCGCAAGAAATTAACTTTGAAGAAAGCCTTCAAAGAGGTGTCCACGAACGAGCCTAAAGTGGTTAAACAGACTCGCAGAAAAAAGGGGGCGGCTGCTGCGAAGAAGCAGAAAGTCGCGATAGCATTGAGTAAAGCAAAAAGGAAACGAGCATGAGCAAAGGTAAAAAGCCACCTCGTCGTACCAACGCTTTTAAACAGTTAGGTCTCTCCACTAAAGATGCGGATACAGTTACCGTAAGTGAAGCGAACAAAAGGTCTAAAGGTACAGCAGCTAAAGTTCGACGTAAGGTTCAACGTGCGAAGGACAATATGACCGCAGCTAGACACGCAGCGAGGCGCATGGCGAAACGTGCTAAACGCGTTGGGAAGAAGGTAGTTAAACGCGTGGGTCCGGTCGGGGTCGCGTATGGAGCGTATGAGGTGAGTCAAGGTCGAGTACCTGTAGCTTCTGATGTGAAGGACGTCTACGACATGACGCAGGATCCGCAGTTCAAAAAGGACATGGCGTTAATCAAATCTGCAATTAAGGAAGACCCATCGGGTTTTGCGGAAGCAGTAGGTGATGAAGTAATGGACGGC